CAATGGTCATGCCAATGCCCTGTACGAACAAAAAGTTAAAGGGGTCAAAGATGCTTTAGCAAACAATAAATACTCTAGTTATATTTTCTTGCATGAGCGTCCATATCGCCTTGATGCTTTTACTTTAATTCAAAGCAAGTTATCCGACACCCAGTATTGGTCTTTGCTATCTGAGATATGGACAGATACAGAAAACCAATGGCAAGGTCTTAATAAGTGGAAGCAGTTGCTTTCATCAAATCGTCCAAGCCGTCATTACTTGATGAATGAAGAAGAATTCAATCTTCTGCAATCTCTACCTGATGAGGTAACTATCTATCGTGGATGCCAAGCAGGAATAAATGAAAATGGTTTGTCTTGGACTTTGAATAAGAAAAAAGCAGAATTCTTTGCTAAGCGATTTAGCAAAGAGGGAATCATCTTGGAGAGAAAGATTCCTAAGTCAAACATCATCGCATTTCTAAATGGTCGCGGTGAATCCGAAGTTATATGGGAGGAGACAAAATGAAATGCTTCACTTGCGGTAGCGAGTTAAGACTGACAATGGTTAAAGGAAAAACCTATTGCTTTAGGTGTGAGGCTGATGCTTCACTTCAGGCTTTCGGTGTAGTTCGACCAGTCAAAGAGAGGACAGCATGAAAACTATAAATGAGGACATCGGTTTCATAGAAGGTCGATTGCTCAAGAAGGGAATCCGATTGAGTTCCAAGGGACGAAGTTGGGCAGAGAATCTTGAGGCTTGCGTATTCCTGGGAGGCATCCTGCTTATTTTCGGGATTGTAGGGTCAATAGAGAGCGGTAGGTGGTTCGGATGATAGTTCCATCATGGCTAAGGCGTAATAAGCCTCTACGGGTCTCTGAAGGCTCCTTACGGGCTATCCGCAGGGCGCAGTTGGACAAAGCGCTCGCAGAACAGGCTGAATCGGCAAAGGCGAAAAGAATGTTTCGTTTCAAGTTGAATTCTTAACCCCAGTAGGGTATACTTATCTTGTAACCAAAGAGAGGATACAAAATGAAGCCGCTTGAAGAGATGACTGCTCGAGAGATTGCTAAGGCAATAGACCAGTTAGATAGAGCGATGTTTGCTCAACCACTTGCAAAGCAAGCCGAATATGCGAAAGCAATAGGTCGATTGATTCAACTTCATCAGAGAAAAATTAAAGAGGGGGCAAAATAATGACAACAGCAATTAAAACAAAGAGCGCTTACGACATTCTTGTCGAGGTATCAGAAGCGGCAGAAGCCGCAGTCAAGGCTTGCCGACCAACACCAATCGTTGTCGGTACTCCAACAACTTTCTTCGGAAATAAAATTGACGAATCAAAGCCAACATATTTCATTGAAGGTGGAGTATGCGGTTTCGCTTCAGTAGTAATCAAGCCAGCGCGAGGAAAATTCGTCGCTGAATTGAAGAAGCGTGGACTTGGTTCATCTCATTACTACGGCGGTTACGCTGTTAGTTCTTGGGAGTTCGCACCAAGCATCCGTCGTGACCAAAGTTACGAAAGAGCGTGTGCCGCGGCTAAGGGAGCAGTAGAAGTCCTTAAAAGTTACGGAATCAATGCTTATGTTGATTCTCGCATCGACTAAGTAACAAACAGAATTCATCCCGTCGGTCTCTTCTTAGACTGGCGGGATGAACCGCATAACCACTTTCTATCCTTTCATGGTTATGCGTGGGGTATCATTTACGCGGGTACCCAATAGTTCGGTGGCGTAGTAGCGCCTGTCACGCGTCCGTCCTCTCTCTAGCGTGACTTTCATCGCTCCGCCACCGAGCGCCCTCCCTTGACACTCATTCATCTTGATGATGTACCCTTTTAGAAGGTTCGCAAAACACCTACTCGCCAAAGTGAGGTCGGTCAGATACCGACAACAGAAGAGCGCTACATCCAGTAGCGAATGAATGTTCACTCCTAACTATGGAGGAATATGCGATTCTATGAAAAAGTTATTTCGAAACCAGTTCCAGTCGCCTTATTCATTATCGGATTTATACTTCTAAATCCATTCCACATCCCGCCTGACGAACCAGCCCAAGCGGCTCAAGTAATCATCAAACCAATACTTACTGAACGCACTCCTGAAGCATCTAAAGAGTTCGCTAAGAAAAGTCTCGGTGCTTATGGTTGGGATACTCCCGCTCAATGGGAATGTTTGCTATCGCTTTGGACCAAGGAATCAAACTGGCGTCCAAGCGCTTACAACAAAACACCCGTCTACCAAAATGGAGAAAAACTTCATGCTGGCGGAATTCCACAAATACTCGGACTTGACCCTGACTTATCAGTCGAGGACCAAGTAACCCGAGGACTTGTTTATATCGAACATCGATATTCGAATCCCTGCTCGGCGTGGCGCTTTTGGAGTTCTAACTTTTGGTATTAACCTCCCTAAATGGGAAATGAAGAAGAACAAAAGAAGCCTTCAGCAATAGACGATGCGCTCGCCGAAATCGGGCGCATCGCCTTTGTTGAACCTGCTATCTGTACGGGATGGGTTTTAGTATCTGAATGGATGGGCGAAGGCGATAAGGATTACTGGACCCTGACTCTTGCCGATGACCAAAATCCTGATTGGCGACATCTTGGTTTAGTTCACCACGGATTAAAAAATTGGGAGGGCAACGATGATGTCGGACTCAGAGACAACTAGACCCAAAGACGAAGAAGAAAGAATCAATTTACTTAACGCATTGATACGCGAGCGCTACGGGGATTGGGCGACACGCAAGACCCCCGAAATAAATAACAATGATGAAACCTCGCGCTAAAATTAAACATGGGTTCATTTGTATCTAAAGCGCCGTGCCGTGATGCTGACCCATGGCTCTTTGACCAATTCAATTTAGATTTAGCACAACCCGCATTAAATTATTGTTCCCGATGTATTTTTTGGGAAGAGTGTGACTCTCTAGTACAGCCTAAGCCTAGTTTTTATGATGGTGTAGTTGCTGGCAAGGTATGGCGAAACGGAAGAATTGTGGCTAAGTTAGATGCTACTTCCCCTAATCGTTTAATTGTCGGAGAGGAACTTGATGAGAATAGTGATGCCTTGGAATTTTCAGGGAGCGAGTTGTTGGGGGATAGACACGATTTATTTCTTTCCCGAGAAGAATCAGATAACGGAAGAGAACAAGCAAGCAAAGAGGATTTGTAATGGATGCTACTGGAAAGAAGAATGTCTGACCTATGCGTTACATTACAAAGTAGTCGGCATTTGGGGTGGAAAATCCAATAAAGAACGCGACAGAATAAGAAAACAACTAAACATAATCGCCAAACCAATAACGAATGAGAGGCAAGTAGCATGAGCGCACCAATAACAATCACAGGAAATATAGTCAATGACCCTGAACTAAGATTTACTCCTAACGGTAAAGCCTTAGCAGTATTCACAGTAGTTACATCTAAGTCCAGTAAGAAGCCTGATGGCACTTGGGAAAATATAGATACAACTTTTTGGGATGTAAAAGCATGGGGCAAGATTGCTGAGAATTGTGCAGATTCTTTAGGCAAGGGAATGTCAGTAATTGTTGTAGGCACCGCACTTCAGGAAAATTGGGACGATAAGGTTACAGGGGCTAAGCGCTCAAAGATTGTGGTCACCGCTTGGAACCTAGGCATCGACATGAAGCGCCATACAGTCGCTCAAGTAAGTTCACCCAACCGCACGGAGACAGCCAATACAAACCAACCTTCAGACCCTTGGAGTGTGCCTTTATCTGATACTGCGCCTTTCTAACCCTGATGTAGTATTATGGGGTTAATAAACTCTCGAAAGGGGTTGTAAATGGCATGGACTGATTTCTTTACAAATGAGTTAGCAGGTTCAAAAGTTGTTGTTGATTCAAATGGCAAACCATTTGTATCTCAAGAGATTGCCGTAAAAGAATATGTTGAGATTGAGTTAAACATTCAGCAGGATGTTTTGCCATACAACATCTACTTCCGTCGCTTTGATGCAGTTGGTGGCGAACTAGAAAACCGTCTCTTTGCTCAAGTTGGCGATAGAGATTTGGCTTTGAAATCTGCTTTAGGACTTATTGCCAAAAGAATTAACTCTTTTGAATATGTCCTAGACGGGTACTAAAAAGCCTAAATCCGCTTAACGGTATAATCGACGGGTGTACGATAACCTTTCGCCCAATCGTGAGGGTGTCGTGTCTGTTTTAGGGGCTTTCGCAATTCAAACTCACGAAGTATTTTCGGAGTTATTAAGAGCGGGGTTCAACGAGGAACAGGCAATAGCAATCGTCGTCGGATTAGCAACCAAAGAGTAGAGGATTAAATGGCTGAGAAAATAACGCCTGATTTACAAGAGTTCGGCTCTACTGGTCTGCGTCGTTCAGGCGGAACGATATTTGAAGAATTTTTAGTAAACCTCCGCGGACAACGCGGTGCAAGAATCTATCGAGAGATGGCGGACAATGACCCGACCATCGGCTCAATGCTATTCGCAATCGAGAAAGTTATTACTCGTCTTGAGTGGCGTGTAGACCCTTTTTCAGATGATTCTAAAGACGGAGACATTTCTCCTGAAGATAAAGAAGTAGCGGCGTTCGTAGAATCTTGTCTGCATGATATGAGCGAGTCTTGGGACTCTGCTTTATCTCAAATGCTTTCAATGTTGGTCTTTGGTTTTTCATATCATGAGATTGTTTACAAAATCCGTGAGGGTGATAGCAAAGACCCTCAGCGTAAATCTAAATTCAATGATGGTCGTATTGGCTGGCGTAAAATGCCTATTCGCGCCCAAGAAACATTATTCCGATGGATGATGGACGATGACGGCGGTATTCAGGGAATGGTTCAAGTAGACCCATCCTCGGGCGGTATCCACCATATTCCAATCGAAAAGTCTTTGCTATTCCGTACCAGTTCACAAAAGAATAACCCTGAAGGTCGCTCT